GTCCATCAAGTCACCGGTATGCTTGGTGAACTGCATGAGATTGTCCAGTACACCTTGCGATGTCGCACCGGCGGGTTTACCCGTAAAATATGTGGCCATCTTGTTGATATCGCCCTTGAATGTTTTCGTGTCGAGGTCGCGCATGGCTTCTTGGGTCGGGGCGGCACCACTGCGAGCTTTCCAAAGCTGGCCGAGCAAATCGTAATATTCTGGTTGCGTCAAAGGACGTTTCTCGTTCTTGGCTTGTTGAAGGAGGCTGTAGGCACTGATTGACGCATCCCGTTGGGCTTCAATACGGGCCAACGATTGGTCGCCGCGCAAACTGGACACGCGCTGCATCGCTTGAGATTCCAAACGATCTTGCTCGCTAGAGTTCTTCTGCCCTTGCGCCAGTTCGCGCGTGGCTTGGAGATTTTTCATCCCCAGTTCTTTGGCATCCTTCTGAGCTTGGGCTCTCATCATCGTGTCAATCATCGGCAGTTTGTCGCCAATGGCTTGAGCCGACATCTTCTGAAAGTCGGGATTCTTCGCCATATCTGGCACAATTTGCGCCACCATTGCGCGATAGGACTTGGAGAGATCGGAATTGGGGTCTTGTTTCAGTTTGGTCTCGAATTCGGCCTTGCCTTTATCTTCCTCGGCTCTCTGTCCTTCGATCATCTTCTGTTGGCCGTCGGTTCCGAGGTGGAGACCATAGCCTTGAGCGCCGGAGGCGAAAGCATCGCCTACGCCAGCCAGGGCGTTGGGGATGAGACCCATGCGGCGTTTGTGCTCCAAAGCGGCGTCGTTGGCCTCCCGGCGTCGTTGGTCTTCGCTGGGATCAGTGGTGATGGGGGCGGGAGTGGCTGGGGCAGCCGCCGAAGACGACGGAGGAGCCAAAGGGGCATCAGAAGGCGGTGTGGCTGCGTCAGGCTGCGCAGGCGGGGCGGAAAGGTCGGGGGCCGGGCTTGGAGCGGCGGCAGGCGCCGGAGCGTCTTGCATCGCATTCTTGAGGGTTGGAGCCACCATACCTTCGGCCAAGCCGGAAATTGGGTTGCCTGGATTCGGGAAGTCGGACATGAGGGGGGCGCCAGTGACGCCGTTCGCCATTGCCTGGACAGTCGGACTCTTAGCCGCTTCGTCCATTAACGGACCGGCGTTGGAGGCGATATCGGCAACAGAGCCCATTCCGGGAAGTCCGCTGAGAGCGTTTTTTAAGAAGTCGGGATTTTGTTTGAAATATGCTTGCACGTCGTCGATGACACTCATGTTATTTTCCCATCCGTTTGTGCAGATTTGACAACGCTTGTTTGTCCAGCGGAATGGACTTGTCGATCTTCGGAGTCTTTTTGGAAGGTTTGAATTGGTTCATGAAATTCTCGAAATCAGCGTCGCTCTTTTGGGCATCGAGCGGTATCACCACTTCGCCGGGACTGAGCCGGGCGGGAACGGTGTCGTTCTTCAAACTGTTGTGGGGAACTTTTGGCACACCGGGGACTGGGCCACCTGCACGAAAGTCTCCGCCTTCCGCCATTTTAGGAACGGGAGGCGCATCTTTGCTTGCGACTTTATCCGCGAAATCCGTAGCATCTGAGTACGACGCAAAGGAACCAATGTGGTTTCCAGTTTTATCACGAAGTTCCCACTTTGACGCCTCTGGGCTCCATTCAATCGGAAGCGCTGGTTTTGGTTTGTCTGTCATTCCCTGCATAAACGATTGGTTAACTTCATCCTGCGTGGCGTTGTCAGGAACATCTCCGCCCTGCGCCATGTAACACTCGGGATGATGGTGCGCTTCGCCGCCGTGTGCATAACAATGAACGTGTCCTCCCATCGCCATGTGCGCGGGATGGTCTGGATGATCGGGAGTCACTTCTCCACCTTCAGCATATCCGAACGCGGTCTGTCCCCGTTTCGGCGCGTAACCGTTGGGACCGTAGTTTGCATTGGTCGATCCTGCGACGCCAGATCCACCGCTGTTCTCCATTCCGCTACCACCCATTGCGCTATTCGCAGCCATCGCACCAGCGGGTCCACCGAATGCAGCAGCGGCACCGGTGGCGCCAGCTTTCATGAGACCGGTTGTGAACCCAACATCGGCAGCTTTGTCTGTGGCGGCAGCGGTATTTGCGTCATTCGCCCAGTTATTGTACGTGCCAGCTACGCCTTGCGCCTTTTGCGCTTGATCGTTGAAACGCTGTTGAACTTGCTGAGAATTGTAGATGGCGTTTTGGTTTGTAGTATTCGTGTTGGAATCGTTGATTGCCTGTTTTGCGGCCAGATTGGCGGCCTGGGCTTTGTTCGCCGCATCGACGTTGTACAGGTCCGTGGCGTTCAAGGTTTGTTTGTTGAAGAGATCAATGGCATTTGCGGATTGGGCCTTCTTTTCGGCTTCTCCATAATCCTGGGTGCGAATGTCGCCAGCTTGTTTTCCAGCGGCCTGCATGGCTTGAAGGGCGCGAGCTTGCGCTTGAGCCGCTACGGTGAGGCCTGCGTTTGATGCGCGGTCGGCGTTTCCTTGTTCATTCATTAACTGGTTGACGGTGTTGATGTCCGATCCGCCCATTCCGCGTTGCTGCGCTTGCTGCATGGTGGCTTCGTTCTGGGAACGATTCGCCTGGTTCTGTCCGATTTGAATGTCGTTGAGTTGGGCTTTGTCGATGGCCGTCAAACCACCGGAGTCGGCCACGTTCTGCATGCTGCTCAGGGCTTTCTTTTGGGCACCTTCCAGATTGGGATCGGTGACGATATCGTTAAACGCGTTCGACTTGAGAAGTTCAGATTCGGCGGCTTCTGGACTTAATTGTCCGGCCAACACATATTTGTTGAGTTGGACTTGAAGATCTTTAAGTTCCGGTGTCTGGATTGCATTGAAGGCATCAATTGCCTTCTGCCGCATTTGATCGGCTTTATCGCTTCCGCTTTTGCCGAAAAGTGAGCTGAACATTCCCATGGGAGTTACCTCTTTTCCTTCTTGAAATAATTTTGTAGATTGTCTTCCGGTACGGTTCCACCCTCGTGGAACACGCCGGGATTATTACCATTACCGCCGCCAGCTCGCAAAACACCGGTCGCTGGTTTGGAAACAGGCGGAACGACGACAGGAGCCACTGGCATATTGATGGACGGCTGTGTGGGAGCTACTGTAGGGGAAATACCGGGATTAAATTGCGGGATCGGTTGGCTCGGGAGAACTGGTTGGGACTTAAACACGGGGTCGCCTGGCTGGTATTTTGGAATGACCGGGCGTTTAGGATCATTCTGTAACCGAGTCTGACGATCTTGCGCAGCCTTCTGGATGGGATCGTACAAGCTCTGTAGATAGGTCATCAAATTCCCTTTGTCGAAATTGATGGGACTGACGGGTGTACCCACTTGGGCAGCGTCGATGGACGGCAACACGTTCTGATTCTCCGTCAAAGTTTTGTACGCCTGCGCTTTGGCATAATCCTGGGGGGTGATGACTGTCCCACGATTAATTTTGTCCTGGTTGGAGGTCAAGTATTTGGTCAGATCTACGGACGTGCCGGGGATATTGGCCGAGTTGTCCGGCATGACAAAACCTTGGGACGCCACGTTCTTTTCGTATTGGATTTTGTTGTACTCGTCCCGCGTCACTCCCAAATTTTGGAGATCGGCATCGGAGATATCCGTAGGCGTCGCAGATGTCAAAGCGGCGTTGGCCTGCTTGGCGCGCGTCGCCGCGTCCTGTTGAGCTGCCGTGACCCCCCGGTCCAAATTGCTCTGGAAACCTGCCAAAGTGCCGGTGGTGGGATTCAAAAACTTGTCTTGGATAGCGGCTTTGGTTTGAGCAGTTGTGTTCTTTGCACCGGGGACCAATGAATTCACATCCGCAGCATTTTTGCTCAAGTAGTTCTGAATGCCGCCGAACTCTTTCGCCTGATCCTGCACCTTCGGAAAATAACTGGACGTTTGTAGAAGAGCCTGGTCGAGACCTTTGTTCCCCTGGCCGTACACACCATATTCATCCTGCAAGAGTTGTTGTTGCCCCCCAGCGGTTTTCAACTGTTCCGCCTTCTCGTTGGCTTTCGTTGCGGCATTTGCAGCGGTACCGTAATTGGCGGACGACTCAAAAGAATCTGGTCCTTTGTAGGCCGCGTTCCACTGTTTTAAAAATGAGTCCAACTGACCGGAATCTCCGGTAACCTTGGTCGGATCTGTGGCCGCTCGATTTACGAGGCTCGCATCGTAGTTGATCGTGTTCGCCGTAATATCTTGTTTCGTTGTATCTGCCGCACCGGCGATGGTGTTCTTCTCGTTCGTCGCCGTTTCTCCGAGTTTGTTGGAGAAGTTTTGACCAAGTTGTTCCCCTTGAGCTTTGTTACCACCCAAGTAGTCTTGAACCGTTGCGAAAGTCTGTGTCGGACCGATGGTCTGAGCGGGTGTGGCAGTAGAGGGGTTGCTGGATGTCCCACTGGCTGCTGTACCGGCTGTGGTTGTTCCACCGGGGGAAGTTGTGCCTCCTCCTGCACCGACAGCCGTGTTCGGAGCTTGCGGGGCCGCATTGGTGCGATTATACGGGTCTTGCTCGTTTTCAGTATCCAACCACATATTAAATCACCACCGTTTGTATGAAATAGGACACGCCCGCCGTCAAACCTTGAATACCGTTAATCAGGATGTTCCCCCCAACAAGGTTCCAGCTGGGGACAGGATAGATAGTAGGATACGTGCCGTCTGTACGAGTAACGTGCATAAACATGGAAATCGGTTGACGCGCATAGGGCCAAATGAATTGAAACTTGTTCAGGTCCGCCGAAGCTGCCGCCACGAAAGTTAATTGATTGATCGCGCATGAAACATTGTCCTGCAAAGTCAGCTGGTTTGTGAGCGCACTCGTCACCAATGTCTGAAAGAGCTGTAGCGGATACAGGAGTTTGGAGATCCAGTTTGGGGCATCTGGGAAGTCTGTGCGCTGCAATTGTTGCGGAAGCGTGATCTTCACTAGTGGAACCGTTGACTCATGGTTTGGTAATACAAGACGAAGCCGTCGAACGCGAAATTCGTTAGCGCGTCGGCGTAGTTTACGGCAACGTCGAGCCAGTGACCGCGACGCTGCCCCAATGGTACAAGACCGCGAATAACCTGTGCCTGCGGTGTTCCGCCGCCCCAGGGAAATTCGCCCCACGGACCTGTACCCCATCCCACGCCAGATTTCGGCATGAGCGTTGTGCGGAAGATGGCCGGATTAAAATCTGTGTAGAACCCGAGATCAAAGGAGTTAAAATCGGCATTGGAGAAAATGGCGTGAACTTCTTTGAAGTGCTTCACGATACCCGGGTTGCCGCAATGTTCCGGTACGAATTGCAGCGCCACGGAGATCGGACGATAAACCAAAGTGGCGCCCGCAGTCCAGCTTAAAAGATTGGCGACGACAACATGCGTGCCGTCAGGGATTGCCGTGATGACAGAAATCCGGTCGCTTTGGCTCAGTGTCCATCCCACTTTGGCAACGGAGGAGTCCGTCACTTGTACGCTCAAACCCGTGGAGCTAACGATTGTCATGGGGTACGAATTATCGGCGTAGTCAAACTCGGTATAGTTCTTCCGTTCCTGGTAGATAAACCGGGAAGCAGAGTCAGACGAGCCAAAATATAGCTTATTATCCGTTGGGTTCACGAAACCCGCGCCCATTGTGTATGGGAACTGCCAGGTCGTCCAAGAGTCCGTCAGATAGTTGTAGACAAAATATTGCGTAGCCGTAGTATCTGTCTGGGCAGTAACCGTACCAAGAATATATTGATTTTCAGATTCGTAGGCAATCGCGTAACTCACGGCGTCAAACGCCGGGTACAATGGCGAGGACAGAATTAAAAGATCTTTTTTGATGGACAATGATTTTAGAACCGCTCCTTCGTTGTAGGTCAAAGATACCACAGTTTGGTTGGAGAAGAAATAAACTTTGTTGTTTAAGGCAACGGCGGTTTCGATACCCCGAAGAATCGTGGTGCTGTCCACAAGTTGCACCGTAAATGAACTGCGATCGGAACCAGTAATCTGGTATACGCCGTCCTGTTTAAAAATCAATACATAATCGCGTAACGCAATTATGCGTAAAATGGACTTATCGGCAGATCCCGCCACGAGTATTTGCCCAATCGGATTCGCTTCTGGTTGGAGATATTTCGAGACGGCAATGCCGTTTGGTGCCAATTGATTGTTGGACGGTAAAGCCGTAGTGCCAATATCAGGCACAAATGCACCTGCGCGGGAGGATACGCTGTTAAAGACAGATCCGCCGATGCCGCGTTCCTTTAGGGTAATCCGTCCTGGAAGATCCGAATAACCAGAAGAATAATAAGCGTATACCGTCGTGTTGCCTGTGTAGCGATTAATGACACGAACAAGGCTGTTGGCTGTGTTCGTGATGTTCTGGGAAGGCGTCCCACCCGTGAACACTTGAAATTGGGCGGATGCGATAACCTCAGACCCGGCGCCCGTGTATGTGACCCCACCAATCGTAACCGTATCTCCGCTTTGGAGACCGGGGGCACCGACGGACACCAATGTCACGAGAGTCTGCTGCTGGGAGGTTGTATTCGCCGAGAAAACGTAGCCTTTGAAATAACAAGCATCTGTCGCAATGGGTGGCTGATAGTTTGCTTGAGCAATGCCCTGTTGGCTGGATGCGGTGTAGATGAACGCACCTTTTAGCGCGTCACTGATACTATCAGTAATTGTAACCACATTAGCGGCAAGCTCTCCGCTTGTCGGATGTCCGGTGTACACCAAAGCGCACTCGTCGTTGGGCTCCGTGTTTAAATCGACGGACATCGGACTCCGGTAGATTTGGTACTGCCAAGCGGTTGTTAAACCGGCTGGGAGGGTGAACGTGAGGGACACGTTCGTTGCCCCTCCCGAATTGTTGGAAACGACGATGCGCTGTGACGGCGCACCGAGGATTAAATTGTTGTTGGCGTCAGTATATCCGAATAAAATTCTGTAGGCGACCTGAGTGCTATTTGTGAACCAACCTGATCCAGTGGTTGTACCTGATCCATCCAGACCGGCTGGGGCGCCAGAAAAAGTAATGGCATTGGTAAGCTCGTCAAGTTTCTTCTGACCGGTATTTGTCAACCAGTATATATTTTTGTTGGCCTGAAATGAACGAATCACCAAGGCGTCCGTCGGCTTTGTGTAGGTGCCGGAATATGCGACCCATGTTCCGTTTCCATCGGAGTCGCGTTCGAGAGACGTGCCCGCGCTTATGATAATTCTGCCCTGGTAGTTATAAAGCTGAGTTGTGTTGGCGGAAAGCGCCGTTCCGAACGAGTTGATACCGCGTCTTTGTTCGAGGACGCTAGGGCGCGACAAAATAACGTTCAATGCTTGGAGCAGAGCACCCTGCGGAACTTCAGAGAGCGGATTTGGATACGTGAACAGACCTTTCGGTTTAATCGAAAGAGTTTCTGTTTCTTGTAGAGGTTGGCGACTTGTGGCCATTTCTTACCAGCCCCAAAGGCGATTTCTGATAGGGATTTTACGAGGACTCCCATCGATGCGCGGGCTGAGAACTTGGAACAAGTCTTTCTTCATTCCTTCTGCCATTGCTTGCATGACCGCAAACGCTGGATCACCCGTGTATTGCAGAATGCGGGCTGCCGTCAGAACTTCAAGGAGACGGTGACACTCAACGGGGATCTGTGGGATGGGGGAGAAGTTTGCTTCGCTCACCCAATCGCCAATCGAAAGGCCCGAAGGTAGAGCGCCAGTAAAAGTAAGGACGAAACCGCTGATATTGCTAATAGTCGCATTGTCGATCCTCGCTTGAAAAGGCGGGAGAGAATTTACGATGTCAAATTGAGTCGCCGTTGTCCATGCCGGAGGAGCATAGTCCAGAGTGATCGTCTGTGCGCCAGGATTAAATGAAACTACTTGTGCCGCGTTTGCCGTCGAGGCGTCGGACGCCAGTGATGCGCAAAGCGTGTTGGGACGACGGAAATAGACCATCCGCACGAATTTATAATTTGCTGATCCAATCAAGTTTCCGAGAACCAAAACGATTTGGTTGTCTTTTGGATAGAAGCCGAATTGGTAAGGCGCATAAGCCCAGGAGGATTTCATATCTTCCGGGTTTATGTAGTTCAGCAACACTTCGTTGTTCTGCATGTCCACCAAACAAACGTCGCGCAACTTCGTACCTGTCGCCCGTTGAGGCAGCGTGTAATTTAATTGCCCTTGGACGAACGGCTGATCTTCATTCGTAACGAAGTACTCGCCCTTCACCGATTCGATGTAGGGGATCAGGACGGCCTGTAGCTCTTCTGAGGCGATGCGAACAATGTCGCTATCGAGCAGAAGGTTTTGGTTGTCCGCGTTCATGGAACGCTGTTTGACGCTCTTGAGGAGCGCGTTTACGCTATAATCGATCACAAGGATCTCCTGTTATTTCTTTGGGAGGGGTTGGCGTTTCTTGCGAACGGCGTCGGCAATCGCGGGCGGCAAGTCCAAGAATTCATCTTCTGATTCTGAACCGGACTCATTAGCATCCCCGGCTTTATCCAGAAGCTTTTTCAGAATATCGTCGTCCAAACCTTCGTGTTGGTTGAATTGGTTCTCTGGTTCGGATTCTTCCGGCGTTTCTGCATGATTGCTCGCGGGATTGCGAAGACCGGCGGCTCCACCGAATGCCATCTTCTGTTCGTCCGGTTGGGTTTCGTCTTGGGCTACCGCAGCATCCATCGGGGTGGCGGGCATCTTCGGATGGATACGATCGGATTCGAGGCCGTCCATCTCGTCGATTATTTTTTGCAGGACTTTTTTAATCATGTCTGCATCTTCTGCTTCGTCATCGTGTTGGGGCATATTGTCTGGCATCATTTGAATTCTCCTTAAATTATTGTTTGTTCCGAATGTTCACCGGTAGAATACCGGACGCTAAAAACCTCTGCATTTGCAAATCCCGGTCCGACGATTGCGTATGACTTGACGCCAGATACCAATCAGTAACACTATCGACGGCGGTATATATTTCTATGTCATATGTAGGCATTATCGAACCCTCCTGGCTGAGATGCGACCATACGATTGAGGAGTTCCAGCCGAATAAACGTAAAGGGCTTTTAGGTAGTAGGTCGTCGTGGATGCGATGGAAACGCGATAAGACGGAATAGACACTCCAACATCCCCAGTAGACGTTGTAGATGGCGTAAAGTTCAAACGATTATCTCCCTGCACAAGACCTGTTGAACTATTTCCGGTGGCTGTTCCAATCCCACTTGTGGCTGCTGTTGTAACAGAGCCGTTCAATATCATGGCGTGAACCAAACTTACGTCCCAGTCGCCTGCGGTCAAACTGATCGAGGTAACGTCGAACCATTGGCTAGTCCCGGTGGCCGAAACCGCACTTGCCGAGGATACGCTACTGGAAATGTACTCCCCAACAAAACCTGCTGCGGCGTTTCCACTTGTCGCGATTCCGCGAATCGCAACGGCCTGAGCCGCGCTAATCGTTATAGCATCCACGCCGCCAGTCGCAATACTGAGGAGGTTAGATCCCGGAGAATAAATTCCCGTATCGTTATCCGCGATAAAAGAGTATGCAGGAGCCCCTACTGTTCCGAGTATGACCCGAGTATGCTGGGTATCATCTATCAACAGAGCATCTACGCCACCCGTCGTGAAGTATAAAAGATCCGCGCCGCCGCTATGCGATCCCGTATTTGTGTCGGTAGAAAAGGCCCATGATGGTGTTGCTGCTGATCCAGGGGCAAACTGAACCTGTCCGGTAAAAACCGGACTCGCCAGTCCTGCCTTCGCATTAAGCTGTGTTTGAATGGCGCTTGTGACGCCACTGACAAACCCGAGTTCCGTCGCTGTCGTCGCTGAGGCAACGGGGAGTCCGTTTGCGTCGGAGATGAGCGCCCGATTGGCCGTGATGAGCGTGAGCCCAGATACGGCGTTCGTAGACGTGGCATAGTATGCCAACTGAAATTGCGTACCACTATTCACCGTACCGGTCCCTGCCACATTTTGGAAAGTGGGATCGGCGGACGCGCCATTGCTCGTTAGAACTTGACCGGAAGAACCGGCGGTCGAGACACTTACCGCGCTAGTACCGTTGCCGATTAATACGCCGTGGGCGGCTAAAGTATTGTCCCCAGTTCCGCCATTCGCTACAGGAAGAACGCCCGTAACGCCAGTCGTGAGGGGGAGCCCGGTTGCATTTGTGAGAACTAGAGCCGACGGAGTTCCAAGGGCAGGAGTAACGAGCGTTAAATTTGTTACGGTTCCTGAAGCATTAGTTAAGACAATAGCCGATGGCGTACCAAGGTTCGGGGTAACCAGAACTGGACTCGTCGCGAGAACCACGCTGCCTGTACCAGTTGTCGTGCTCGTTATAGCCGACTCAACAATGGCCCCAGAAACGGATGCCATCAATTTCCCATTAACCAAGGCATTTCCGCTATTCGTCCCCCCGTTCGCAATAGGTAAAATTCCTGTAACGCCCGTGGTTAAAGGAAGACCGGTCGCGTTTGTGAGAGTGACCGACGTTGGAGTACCGAGAATCGGCGTGACGAGGGTCGGACTTGTCGAAAGAACGACGCTTCCGCTTCCCGTGCTCGTTGTGGTACCCGTTCCTCCGTTGGCCGCCGGAAGGGTGGAGGTCCACGACATGGCCCCACTCGTGAGAGCGGTCATGATGGCGCCGTTTACCGCTGGGGCGGCGGCAGGAAGAAGATAATTGAAGCTGGTAACCGTGCTGGGAGCTGCAAATGTAATGGCATGTAAACTACCCGCGTCAGCAAATTCAATTGCAGATTGGTTTAGCAGAGTGATGCCAATTCCGGCTGAGAAACTTTTCGCGCCGGTAATGGTTTCCGCTCCGGCGATGTGCACCACTAAACTATCGGTGGCCTTTGCGTTGAGCTGGGTCTGAATCGCGGACGTGACGCCGCTTAAAAAGCCCAATTCGGTAGCCGTTGTGGTAGACGCCACAAGGGTGCCAGACCCATTGGTTGCTATCGCCCGATTTGCCGCCAGGGCGGTTGTGATGGAACCTAAAAAGGTGGTCGCACCCGTTCCGTCGATCCTAAATTTACTGACACCTGCGGCTTGAAAATCTACGAAATTAAAGGCAGAACTTGCTGCGCGGGTGGTGTTTATGAAAATACCGTCGTTTATAAACGCCGCGTTCGTGGGTAGGATTGTAACGGCATTCACCGTATCGGCTTCCGTGATGGAAAGTGCCGATCCGCCGGAGGCAGTTGCAGGCGTGACGATAGAGATCCGTCCGGGGTTGGAAGTGATAACACCGGCGACGTTCAGGGGTGTTGCGAGATTAAAAGCAGTAACGGGAATCGTCGGGGAGAACGTCTGCGAAGCCGACCCAAAAGTATTGCCAAATACGGTGTTGTTATTAGAATTTGTTGTTTCTCGATAACCAGATGTTGCCGCATTAGGTATCTCTGAGTTATCTGCAACAACGTTTTGTTTGGACCCCAATGCGGGATTTGGGCCTTCTGCAAGGGCAATACCGTCTGTCGCGTTGTTGACTGTTCCCCAGTTCGTTATGACATTTCCGGTAATGATAGAGTTTTGGACATCTACCAGGACAATTCCGGCTTCGCTACAATTTTCAATCCGGTTGTTGACAATTCTCATGCCGTAGGTAACACGCGTGTCAGATACTATTTGGTTGGAAGGCGAAACCAAAATGGCGGGAGCTCCACCGTTCACAATGTGGTTTCCTTCAACCAGAATATCCGACGGCGCGCCCAATAGACCGGGGGCGAGGTACCCGAAAAGATGGATACTGCCGTTCTTAATATAGTTGTTGGTGACTTGGCTGTTGGTCATGCCGAAGTCAGACCAAATGCTGCCAAGTCCCGGAGTCGCGCCGATAGAAATGTTTCCTTCCCAAAGGGCTTCTGTGACATTGACGTTATCAATACCCGTTCCGTTCGGTGTAAGTATCGTGTTGTTTAAAATTCGTCCACCAGTATAATTTCCACCGCCTATCGTATCGGCTCCGCCATCGCGCCCGCAATTTTCAAACAAGCAGTCCCGAACAAGGGGGTACATCTGATCGACTGTGCCGTCGGTTCCTGAGAGGAACACGCCATGTTTGGTGGTGGAGATAATGTGGCAGCGTTCCACTGATCCATAATTGACCAGATTGAGCGCCACGCCGTATGTAAACCCACTCGGGGCGTTTACCGCATTGATGAGGATGTCACGTACGGCGCTGTTTACGGCGAAACCTCCGGTCGGATAATAAGTTCCATTGGCGTGTCTGATCTCCACGCAACTGGAACCAGACGCAAAACCTACGACGCAGAAGAAACCGCTGATGTCTTTTCCGATTCCTTGAATGGTGACATTCGACGGAAGATAAACTGTATTGCTGATTCCGCAAATACCGGTCACGAGGAGAGTTCCTCCGCCGACGGCCTCCAACGCGGTAACCGCCGCCCGAATCGCAACGATATCATCCGTCGTGCCGTTACAAACCGCGCCATAGGCTCTTACATCGGCCCAAGGGCGAGGTCCAGCCACGCTAAGATTTGCGGTGGTGACAGTTCCCGTGAAAACAGGACTCGCGGAGGGGGCTTTTGTATTAATCTGCGTTTGAATCGCCGATGTGACACCCGAAACAAAACCCAATTCTGTCGCCGTCGTCGTAGACGCAACCGGCAGACCGTTAGTATCGGACGAGAGGGCGCGAGACGCCGTAATGGCGGTCACACCCGCAAGCGTGGTGGCACTGGAATAGTAGGTGAGTCGGTTCGCACTAGCCGCCGTAATTGTACCGGTCGCTTTGGCATTTATCTGTGTTTGGACCGCCGATGTAACGCCGGATAAAAAGCCAAGTTCGGTAGGCGTAACTGCCGAAGACGTAAGCACCTTGCTCGCGTTCAAAAAAGGAACCGTGGAAGCCGTAAGCGAAGTAAAGATGGGTGGATTTGCGAAGTGCGCCACTTGGCTCGCGTCAATATCCATCGCCAGAATTCCGGCGGTCGTAAAGCCGATGTCGTTTAGACCGTTGAGATACATTCCGGCGTTACTACTACCGCTAAAAGAATAGGAGGGGACGGAGGCGCTTCCCGTTGTATTGTACACGCCGTTGGACATAAAGGTCGTGGCTGTTGAGGTGATTTGTACGACTGCGGTGCCACCCACAACAAATTCCATGGCGCTAGGAGCGTTTCTAAAAAGCCCCATTGTGGTTTCAGACAGGAATGCGAGGGAAGGAGACGAAAGGGTACCGTCTGCGAGAAGAACGGTTCCTCCTGCTGTATCAACCACCGCTCCGTTAAAGATGAGCTGATTTGCCGCATTCACTGACAGAGGGAGGTCGGCGCTGTTGGCCGCGTTTCTGAAACTTATCGCATCGGAATTGTTATTGAGGCGCAAAACTCCTGTCGACGCGACATTGCTGCTGCGCGACGCATAGGAAAGGGCGTTTAGTCCAAAGCCGGAACCGAAGTCCAGCGGGGCTGTTAATGTAAAAAGGCCACCCGTCTTTTGGAGGGTACCCCCAGCGAGAGCGACGAGATAGGCATCGAGGTTTGATCCCCATCCGACCTCGTTGGTGGTTGGAATGATGTAATTGGCGCCGTTAAAAGTTACAAGCAATGACATTTTTTATTCCTGTATGTCGAAATTTAAATTGTGCTGGTTTATGAGCAGAGCCAGCTTGCTTGTGAGAATTGATTATTGAGCCCAGCCGTAGTTGATGGTGGCTTCAACACCGTCTGAACCGCCGGACATCGTGACAACAGTGGCCCGAGTGTTATTGGAACTCGATATGACGATTGCACTACCAGTAACACCAGGTTGAACCGCGGTGATCGTAATTACGTTTCCAACAGCAGAAGCCGAAACGAGGTTACTCATGATTGCGTTGATTTTGACTGCCGCGTTGAACGCAGCCGCCGTATCATTCGCACCGAGAGCGAACTCGTACAAGCCCGTCGGGGTGACTTTCGCAGTGAAGGTTGTTCCGCTACCGGGAGCCGGAACAGGAGCAGTAGGGACAGTGATGACGTTGGTGTCGAGCGTAACCGCAGCAGTACGAGCAAGGGCTCGTCCGATTAAGGCTGCACCAGTATTCATCGTGACGCTCGCCAAGGCGATGATCGTACCTTTCATGGCGGTGGTCGTACCAATCGTCGCAGAACTTCCCACTTGCCAGAACACATTGGAAGCGTTCGCTTGGTTGATTAGAGTGACAGTTGAAGCAGAAGCCGTCGTTAATGTCGATCCAATCTTAAAGACGAACACTGCATTCGGGTTATTCTGGGCATCCAGGGTAAGAGTGCCCGTTAATTGAGCAGATGTGGAGAAGTTGTACACACCAGGGACCAAGGTTAATCCACCGAGGTTCTGACCAGTGAGATCAACGTTCGTTGGGCGAGATGCCAAGTCATTGTACGCGGCGGTCATCGCAGTTTGAGCGGCTGATGCTGTTGCACCGCCGTTATAGATGGTTCCTGAAACAGTCCCAGGAGGGAAGCCCGTAATGGAACCGGCTGGCGACAAAGCCAGATCTCCCGTCAGAACTGAACTGCCCGTATTGGTGACGGTCGTACTCGCGGCGGACGCCATGGTGGCAGCCGCGCCGAGATTCGGCCCGGCGCCAGGTCCAACCGGGGTGGCGGTACCATTTACGGTGATCGTATCATTGGCCAGGAGACCATTGAACGTAATGTTTCCGGTGGCTTGGACCAAGCACGTAGAGATTTTTGTGTAGGACAGTTGTGAACCGTCTACCATGTCTCCGATTAACTTTTGGAGATTCTGATTATCGACCTGGTTAACGGGGCTCGCTTTCAATTGAAGAATGTTCTTCATCGTTTCGCAGGAGTCGGGGACTGACATGAGAATTTTTACAAATGACATTTTAGTTTCCTTTTGATACATAGATAGAAGCGTACGGACTCTTAGAACTAGCTTCTTGAAAAATAGGGGGTTTTACGGATGACCCCAAACCGTTTGAGAACTATTAGCTCAGCGAGATGTTGAAGATTTTCACTGAACGAGCGGGCAACGTGCAGAAGATCTGCTGGTTGGTCCAGAGACGCAGTTCGTAGGCGTTGTAGCCAGGAACGTACTGGAAGAACTCATCAGAACCCATCACTTGCGGCATGAACTCGATGTCCATGGAGCCGATGCGTTGATACGTGTCGAACGGGAGGATGAAGCAATCCCCTTCTTTCAGGTACAAGCTCGGCGTGATGTTCATCGTGCCATTCTGCGAGTAGAACGTAAGCTTCTCAGCTCCGTTTTCCATTTGGGTCTTCTTGTAGCTCGAGTCGAAGCGACGCGCACCAGATTGGCTGGTAACGAGGTTCGCCCAAACTTTCGGGTTCAGGATAACGTCCACTGATTCGTCCAAACCACGACCGACAGCCGTCGCAACCGCGTTCTGAAGGGACAAGAACGTCAATTTGCCAGCGGCATTGTCAATCACGTTGGATTTCCACAGGTCGTAGACCGCAGCGTCGATGTTGAACAGAACGCCGGTGTTGGTGAGGATTTTGTCGATACCAGTCATTTCGTTTCCATAAGCGGAATTGAAATAAATGTCGAGGGTCGTCGGGACAGTCACCACGAGAGCGTGGAGAGCCGCGATACCGGTCGTGGAGCCTGAGACGGTCAAGGTGCGGAGAGTGGGGTTCACAGCGGTGATCGTGAACACGCTATCTGCGCCTGAGCTGACCAGGGTGACACCATTGTAGAATTGAACTTGGTTGTTCACCGTTCCGGCCCAAATACCATCGGACCAGGTTTGCTGCGTGAAGGCCACAATTTCCTTGGTCGAACTAACAGCGGACGAACCAGTCGCGGAAGTTTTGCCGAGACCCGTTCCACCGTACAACGCGGCCAATTCCACACGTTTGGACATGGAGTCGATCATGCGCTTGGTGATGAGTTTCGTCGCGGACAAGAACGCGGCGCCAGTACCCAGCGATTGGGACAGAGCGTCGTAAGCAATTTGCGAGACCAGGGTGATCTGAGCGGGGCGAACTTGCGCGTCCGGCACATTCAAGCTGATCGGCCCGTTCAACGCATAGTTACCGGCGTTGTTCGCGGCATAGGTGAAACCGGCTTCGTCTGACAGAATAACCGGGGTGTGGAACGCGTTTCCGACGAGGGTAGCTTTGTCGAATTCTACGTTCTTGAGAATTACGCGGGATTCCGGGATCGCGTCTTGAATACCTTTGGTATTGTAGCGCTCCTTAAAATCTCCGATGATTGAAGATGGGATTGTTGCGGCCATTTTATTTTCCTTGTGCTAAATTATTTTTGTATGATACTGCGGTTCTGTGACAGGATCGAGCAAGAACGTGTGCAGTTGATTGGGTGGATCTTACGGGTCACCGTCGTGTGCTATTCGTGTCGATACTTTTGCTGCCCTCTTTCGAGGCCGTCTCGTCCGGTTAAGGGTGGAGAGGATTTGAAATTTTGCGGGATTTGAAGTTATCGCCTTCCCGGCTCAGGTGCGTAACGCCCTAACTCCTACGCAGAAATCATGCTGGGAAGGTTGGGATCGAACCAACGACCTGACGATTAACAGTCGTCTACTCTACCGGCTGAGCTACTTCCCAAAAATGTGGGTGAGTTTTGCGTCATCACCCTGGACGTTGGGGAAATCTAAGGGACTTCCCGAGCCTCGGATATTGCCTTGTCGGGTAAACTCCGAATCTATTTGCCGGTGTCGGGGTAGCGCATTCCACGCTTGTTTTCCGCCTATCACGGTACCAACCCAGCAAAATGAATTTTATTGAAACTTTTTGCTCATCTCGTACTCAAGTTCGCTCATCACCTGATTCCACGCATCTGGATCGCTAACTTTCTCGTCGAGAAGAACCATGTCGTCTTCGATTGTCAACTTCATCAACTGGAAACCACCATCTTTAGGGCGCATATAATACGCTTCTCGTGTGACGCCTACGGGTTTGAAACCTTTGATTTCACTCACGGTTATTCACCCCGCTCAGCTTTGGCGGCACGATCAATTGTCTTCCAGAAGTCTTTTGAGCCGTTGTATTTTGGTTTTGATTTGGAGGACTCGGACGTTGCGGCTCCGGTTCCACCTTTCAATGGGTCTTTCAGCTTGTTGAGATAATACTGACGGATGGCTTCTGCGCCTTGCTCGCCGATCAACTCGATCAACTGTTCCGCAGTGGCGCCACTAACCATGCCTTTCACTTCGCTGCGAATATCGGATTCGATGACACCGGCCACGTCTTCAAAGGTAAGAAGTTCGCCGGTCTTTTGCTGCACGACTTCCAAGTACTTCGCCATCTTCGCCACGGTGAAGCCGTTTTTCGGCAACGCCGGATGGGCTTCCAAGGCTTGGATCGCTTGCGAGTGCATACGCTCTTCGAGCGCCTTCGCTTGACGGCCCAGTTTCTCTTGCTGGACACGTTCTTTATCGGCGGTTTCTTTTGCTTCAAACTCTTTCAGCCGGGCCTGCGCTTTTTCCAGTTCCACTTCGCGCGGATCGCGCAATTTGTCCTGTATGTCTTTCGCCACTTCATCGTACGAGAACTTCCGTGGGTCGTGTCCCGTCTTTTCCAAGAACTCTCGGGGATTCTCTTTCGCCATTTTGAAGAACCGCATGGCTTCTTTGCGGGCTTGAGCGGCTTCTAAAAACTTCTTGTCTGCGCCTTTCGATTTCTCAATCATGGACCGCAGAGTGGTTTCGTCATACTCTGTGTCGCCGACTTTGATCTTCTGGATGACGGCTTTTTCGGCAGCCGTAGTCGTTTTGATTGCGTTGGCGGCTTTTGCATCAACCGGTGCTCCGGCCTTTACCTCGGGGGCCTTTACTGCGGGTGTTGCGGGGACGGCATTTGCGACGGGCGCTGCTGGTACTGCGGGTGCGGCTGGGATATTGGGAACGTCCATTGTTATTCTCCTTTAACCATGCGGGCTTTTCTCCGCTTAGGTGGGGTACTTCCTAGAAATTAAAGATATCCGATATTTACAACCACATCGTTCGTTGATGGAGCCGTGTTATCGTTGTCTGCGACAAGGGTCGTCGCGCGAACGCTAATTCCCGTCAAAAATTCGATACCTTGCGGAACTGCCAATTGAAGGGTGGAAGAAAGGGGAATTTCAATCGTCATTACTGGCGTGTCGGAGGCAGTGGCCGCTGTGGCTTGATCGTAGAGCTTCACGAAGCGGGCGGAAGCGGCGTTGTTGCACAAGACGTAGAAGAAAATCTGAGCTTTGGCCGCTTTAACCACAGCGCCAGTGGTACTCATGTTGATGTTGCGGTATTGCTTTACCGGGAATTCTCCGGTTATTAAATTGCCTGACATTGTGTTTCTCCTGATTAATGGGGTAGCTGCGGAATCTGCTGATTTGCGGCCATACGAGCGTTCGCTTCTTGGTTCATGGCCGGGCTACCCGGCGGCATGACGGGCGCATTAACGCCCGGTAAACTATTTTGCGAGCCTTGTTGCATCATCCCCGGAATGTTGGGGGCGCCTGGCGTCTTGGCTCCGTTCGGGTTCTCCCGTCCGGTGGGCTGCTTTTTCCCGGCATTGCTGGGATGATTCGGATGTCCCGGCATTACCGGCATCGGCGGCGCGACGGGCGCTTGCGGCTGACCGAGTTTGATTCCAGCCTGAGCGGCCATTTGAACCTGTCCGTCTGGCGGGAGGTCTTTGAAAGAAATGCTTTCTTTGGGCAACGGCGGCGCCGGTGGTGCTGGTGGCTGCGGAGGCGGCGGTGGGGGTGGAACGCCCAGAGCGGCGCCGAGGCGCGGGTCCATCTGACTCCACATGTTCATGTGTTCCAGAATGTGCGCGGTGACAGAAAGTTTGACCGGGTTGTTCGGATTGGGGTCATCACGGACTTCCGGCGAGTTCAAAAGGACGGTGTGTTCGCGAATATGGAGCGGGTGGTTGTCGGTCGACATGGCTTTGACCGGTTTCCCGTTCTGAAGCTGCTCGTTTTCTTCTTTGAGCTGCATCACCTGACCATTTTCGTATTGATACGCCGGTTCAAGTTGGCCCGTCATCAAGACGTTCAGGTATTCTTCTTTGGTCGTCAGACCCGCTTGCAGCATATCCTGGGCCACTTGGATGCGCCCGGCGAGGGTATCGGTTAGCGGGTTACCGGCCTCGACGATGACACGATCAATGTCTTCGATTTCTTTGGACGTGAACTGAGCCGCTTGGGCTTTGTTCGCCACGCCGGAGATCAGAATCATGCGTGGTGTCGTCGCGTACTGCTTCAAGATGTCAATGATACCGGTCCAGGTATCTTCGATTAGCCCGTTGTAGGAACGGGAGAGAGGGCTGATAAAGGTGAGGGCTTGGGAGGCCACAAAGGCGAGTGCCGTGCCGCTCTTCAAATTTGCTTCGGGGTTGCCCTGGATGGTATCATTCACACCTGAAATTTGGGCCATCTTCTTTTCGAGATATTCAATCCAGTTGAAAACTTCCTGCTTGTTCATCAAAAGGTTCAGCGCTTCGGGCTTGGCGCCTTGTGTGACGGCTGAATCGTAGTAGATGGCGTTGAGACCCTCGGTGAGTTGGCTCAGTGAGATCGCCGCGTCGCGAGGTATGAGAATATTTTGTACACCAAAAGCAGCTTGGTTAGTGCAGATAGCAGAACAAAGAGCGTTATAGACTTTTTGTATCGGAAGAAGATCCATTGAAACCGAATAGGCAAACGGGCTATCAATTTGGTCATCTGCGGCAATCCTTGAAATGGGAATACGTTTATAGGGGATCGGACCATCGAACAAACAGGTATTGGAGTCCAAGAACAACGTCATACGGCCATCCTGGATAGACGCGCTCTTGTCGTGGTAAAATGTGTATAGCGGAATCAAATCGTCGTTCTGCTCGTTGATGATGTGGCCGAGGCGGTGCCGCTTTACTTCGGGGGCCACAGACATGCTTTTGATCTGGTCCGTAAATTGGGGGAACCGGGCGATGAGATCCCAGCGATTCACGTATTTACGTAGAATCTTCCATTGGCACTCGTCGTAGCCGCCCTGAGCGAAATCAAAAATAACATCCAACCAGTTGTACACGCCGGTCTTAAAGTCACCCTTACGTTGCGCCACACCGGTTTGATCCTGGGTGTACGGCTCGCCGATGCTGGCGTCCCACTCGCGGGAGATATAGGCCGCTCCGAGAACTATCGCGATCTCTGTGGCTGCTTCAAATTGTTTATCCAGCTTCTTTTCTTTGCCGAGATAGCGGAGAATGTTCTTGCAGAAATTGACCTGGGCCTGGGAACGGTAGTCTGTGTTCGTGGCAATCGGTTCGGGCGAAACGCGCTGTGCTGTTACCAGAGACAGTTGGTGTTTGAGAATGGCCCGGAAATGGTTTATGTTCAAACGCTTAAAACCATCCGCACCGAATGTGGGGAAGGTGTAGTTGGTTTCGTTGACGAGAAAGTAATTGTAGTACAGGTCGCGCGCAGTGAGCCAGCGGCCCGACATATCCAGGTGCCGATCAAACAGGCTTACTTTTTCGGACAAAAACCCGATGAGCTTTATAACATCTGGTTCGGAGGCCCAATAAATATCAGAAACAAATTTTTCCAAGTGGTTATCCTCTAAAATTTCGGAGTGAACATCTTTTTTATCTCTTCATCTTGCTTGTTTGGATGAACGTAGGGAATTTGATTATTCGGAAACATCGTTGTGGCAACATTGATCTTGTACAAAGGAGGAATAGGGTTGACATTCTGCACGGACGGCATCAGACCCGCAATTAGGTACACAAGCGCATCTATGAAATCGTAATGGCCCAGCTTTTCGCTTCTTGCGAACTCGGCGTGGCCGCTTTTCCAGATACCAAACTCCAATGACGCTAAAAGCATCTTGCAGCGCGGGTGGATAATGAGTTTTCCAGCGTTCACCCATTGTCGTGCCTGACTAACCATCCACTCTTTGCCCTTGCGGTCCGTACCGCTTCCAGTGTTTTTACTGACAGGAGCAAAAGGTAACTTATGAAGACGGGCAAGATCAGCAACCAAATTGAGATTATTGTTATCAGAAATACGGCGTATGCGCGTTTTATTAATGACGGTGTATTCACTCTCGAGGTCCTTGATGTTCTTCGCGAGAAGGTCCGTCGTGAAGTCATTCTCTTTCAGCGCGTACTCGTGCTCGATTATCAACTTCCCGTTCTGGAAATCAAAATAGCCAAGGATGAACGCCGTAAAATCTCGGTACCCAATGTCCAGTCCTTCGACGATCTGATAAAACTGAAAGTAATCGTCCTTTTTGACCTCTGCGACATATTCCGGGTGGCCTGTCCACTCCGGGACAATGTGAAGGGCCGAATCAACGACAAATTGCGCCAGATATTCGCGCTTCCAGGTCGTGGACTCCGCTCCCCCGGCTTTCGCCATAAAGGGTTTCAACTCTTCGGCAGTATAATCGCCGTCGAAGATGGTGAAATGGGAATAGGCGCCTACAGCCTGCGCGTCTTCGGCGTACTTCTTAAAAGGGTGGTCCGGTGTGGTCGGCGGAGTGCTCGGGAGAATCAAACGTTTGTGCGGATTCTTGCTGCTGAGAAGCTGGGGCAGCACCACGCTGTTAATTACCTCGTCCAGTTTGTCAACCTGGGCGGCTTCGTCGAGGATGAACAGGTCGGACTTGTTTCCGCGGAGGTTATCGAACTGGCCATTGTTTGCGCCACAAAGTTTGATGTAGCTTCCGTTCTTAAAGACCCACTTGCTTTCGAGCTGCTTCCATTGTGGAAGAAGATCAACGGGACAATCTGTGAGAATCTGCCGAAAAATGGGGAGAAGGATGTCTTTCAGAGCGTTCTGGTACGGCGCGCCGAAATGAATCTGAAAATTGATGTTTTGAAGGGCAGCTTCGATGGCCATTGCCACCATGCAGAACGTCTTTCCAAGGCGACGGCTGCAATTTACAACATAGACGAGATCGTTACTGGTCTTGATCCCCTGATAAATCTTCTTCTGGGCTGGCTTGAGGAGGTACATCAGCCTTCCCTGTCTCCACGCCAGTTCCTTGACTTCCTTGGGTATCGCTGCTGAGTCCATTCTTTTCGATCTCCTCAAGTAACTTGAATGTTTCCTGGGCCGCTAGAACGGACTCCTCGGGGGTGTTCTGTACCGGCGCAGTTTCGACCGGTTTCTTCGTGGGTTCAAAATATTTGAGTAGGTTGGTCCAAATCTCCGCTGCCATCTTCGGGTCTGAGGCACTGACGCGGTTGGCAATCTCCACCAGCTTGTCCACCGGATGAGTCTGCCATTTGCCGAGCAGGCGTTCTTTGACCTGTGGATGAGTCTTACGGGATAGACTCCCCTTCGGGCGTCCCTGCGGGTTCATGGACTTCCCCGGCACCATGGCTGGATTGCCTTCCGTCTTCTTATCGAGGCCCATTCTGGATGCTCTCCCGTGGTTTGCGCACTTTCTCGAATTCAAGGGCCATTTGGGCCAACAAAAGGAACAATTCCTTACCTGTCGTCATCTTCCCCAGTTCATGGGGGTTCTGTGCCAGATAGAGCACGGCGAAGAAATCGCCAGAAACGTCGTTTAAGCTCACCGAGGCGCCCTGTACCGAAGCATCCCGCAAAAGATCGCACATATTCGCCCATCCCTTCTCGGACACCCAGGCTTTCAGGCGGGGGAGGAGGAACCGCTCAACGAACGTCGGATGATCGTGGAGCTCGTAATTGAACAGGAACGTGTAAAAGGAACGAAGAGCCAGAATGTTGTTGACGGCAACGCTGGTGCCGAAGGTCATTGCCACGGGTTATTTCACCGCAACGGCTGGCTTCGGGTCAAACAAATCTTTCAGGGTCAGATACAGCTCCTTGGCTTCCGCCAGGGACAGCTCAATGGGACTCCCATCCGGGGACATAACATGGATCTCAATTTTCATAACGCCTCCTCAGGTCGTTTTGCGGCTAGAAACCGCGTTGTTTTATGCCATACTCGATTGTCGTCACTCTGGCTTCCAAGTCCTGGATCTTCTTCTTCGCTTCGTCTGGAAGGCCGGAAGACACTGGCTTTGCGGCATGCGCCTTATCCCAGGCTTCGCGGGCCAATACAAGGCCAAGGGTGACAACGGCGCCATACGCCATTGCAGCGCTGTGCTGGACGGCTCCTAGAACGAGCAGGGTGACTGAAACGGTGTGGGGTAAGAATCTCTCAATGTTCATTTGGCTCTCCTCAGAGCGTTATTTACGATTTGCGTCCAATCCGAGCAACACCAAGGCTATAAGGGCCAAAGCCATCAGTACCAATCCTGGGTCGTCGATCATACGGAAACTCCTGAGAATCAGGAAAATAGCTCGTGTGTGTGGGGCAATACTGGGGTTTTTCTCCTACCCCTTAGGGAACGTACCCACTGGGGCCGTACGGGTCAAATCCTACAGGCCGCGCCGCTTAAACGTCCTGATACGATGACAGTTTGAACAAACAAGCTCGCACTTATCCATCTCCGCTTTCATGCTCGTTAGCGAGTAGCAGCGGGACACTGATTTGATCTTGTCTCGTAGGTGGTCGAAGTCCATAACGTACGCCGGATAAAACAACTTACAGTCAGTGCAAGGCGTTGTGGCCTTGGTCCGCGCTAGAAACTCCCGACGTATGGCGTTTCCATGATCGCGCACTCGTTTGTTCTTCGCTCGGCGTTTATCTAAATCGGCGTAGGCCATTACGCGAGTACTTCAGTCTCAATAGGTTTCGCTTCTGTCTTAGGCATCACGCTATCAAGCGCCTTACGTTGCTGTTCAATGTTGCCTTTGACGCCGTTCAGGAAGCCAATGAATTCACTAATGGGTTGGATGTAGGCCACCTTAACTTCAACGTCTGCAAGCCAATTAAGGCCGTTGGTGACAACTCTAGCGGCGTCGTCAAGTTCTTTGAGTTTACGGCTGAGTTCGATATCGGATTGTTCGCTCATTGGATTTTCTCCTTAGAAAGAAAAGTTTGTGACTATTATTTGAAATTATGCGTTATATTCGTTTGTTTGCTTGTTACCAAGTGATTATAAGAATAAACGACTTATATTGCTTTGTTATATACGTTTTAATCGTCTTTTGCGATTGGTTACAAAGCTCTTTGGTACTTTACCGCTCAGTAACCTTGTCATTGACCGCATTAAGTGGATTATATCGGCATTGTCGGGTCGCTCGCGCGCTTCGCGCTGGGCTCGCTTAAGGGCCAATCAAAAAGCGTCTTTAGCGTATTGCGCCAACGCGACAAAGAAGATTTAACCCCCCGTTTAAGGGGTGACGTTTGATTGTTCGTTTATGACGCTGAGTCTTCCAAAGTGTAAGACAGTCCCATTATCTCATTAGGGTTGTTGTCGGGAAGTTCGATTTCAGCAAACCGGCCAATTCCGTTAGGCGTTCGGGTAAGAAAAGCATATACAAAGCAATGCCCTCTCATTCTATCCCCTGTTTGAGCCATTTATACCCATGTTCTCGTAAAATAGTTTGAATAGACACGGTATAATCGTCTAAAACCACAACTATCTTTTAAACCCGATAAAATAGGGGTTGACAAAGCGATCAATCCCGTTATGCTTGGAATATGAAAAACAATCGCATCAAACAAGGCGGCGACAATATGAAAGCAAAGCCATGCAAGGGTTGTGACGGATTCCACATGCCGAAAACGGGGTGTAAATAATATGAATATCGAACTTCAGCATACACCGACGCCGTGGCACAGAAACGTTTCCCCCGCGTATAAATACCCCATTTTCGCCGATAAGAACGGCGACGCTAAAGGGCGCGATTGGATACACATTGCAGCCGTGTTGTCTGGCAATCCGAATCAAGAAGCGGACCTTGATTTCATTATTCGCGCTGTCAATTCACACGAGGCACTGCTGGAAGCTCTTAAAGCAGCAAAAAACTTGCTGGACGAGCAGGCCATTGATGACGGTCATCATGCCGAATATACGATGATTGAACAAGCCGTCGCCAAAGCGGAGGGTAAATAGTATGATACTCTTTGCGGCCTTTATTCTTTGGTTTGTTGTCGAAGTGCTGGTAGACGGTAACAAAAAGGGGTATTGATATGCGAAATAAAGGCGTTTACGGTCATCTCGGGATCAAGTGGCATAAGGTGCGACAAGTCGAAGTCAAGCCGATGTTCTCAAAAGACGGCTGCGCAACTGTTACGCTCGGCAAGCAAACGGTTATGGTTAAGGAATATCCGCGCGTCATGCCAGACAATATCGAGCGGTATTTAATGCGCGGTCTATCATGAAGGCGCGCGTTAAGTTTATCGGGTATCAAAACGGATTTGGTAAGGTGTCACCGTTCGCCCTGTTCGATGTACTCGATAGAACGCATACGTCCTACAAGTCTACCTTGTCGACGGGCGCACTCATAAAAATAGGCCTTGAAATTCCGCCGCATCCGACATACATTCAATGGGTAACAATGAAGGACAAAAGCTTAGCATGGAAGGGCATAAAGGGGATTGTATGAACGATAGAACACGACGGCACTACGAAATAGTCAAGCTGCCTACGGGCGATTATGTTTGGATGTGGCGTTAATATGTCGCGCACATTGTGGGCTTTGATTGTGTTGAATTCTTTGGTGATGGTGTATCTTTACGCCATTGTTAAGGCGCTCTGATATGGCGTCGCGAGCGTATCATGTGGAATATGGCCGTCACTCAAACATTCCGGATTGTTGTATTGCGTTTTGGTTGGGGCGATGGCAGAGCATATTCGACAAGCCGGAAGGCGAGCGACACCGTGTCAGTGTGGGCTATGTTCCTTGTCCCAAATGTTTAGAGGAAAAGCGGTTTGTTGCGGTTCACCAATGCCGTGGATGCGACAAGCCAATCAAAGCAAAATACAAGGTTTAAATTATTCTTCAGGATATGGGCAGTTTGTCATTGATTTGTCGTCGGTCTCATGGTAGACTTCGAGTGTAAGAAGAAAGCAGCATGGAGGAAATATGCGATTTGTCAGAGAAATACCGGAAAGCAAATTGACCGACGAGATGTTAGCACCTTACCAAACAGCGGATTATGAAATCCGATTTGAAGAAAGCAGCGTCACTGTGTGGGCGATTATATGAAAAAGCAAGCCGGAAACACAAACGTCGACGTTGTCTACTACACGGTATTGACGAAACGTAAGGGCTACAAAAAATACATGGATAAACGATGGTGCTACTGTAGCGCGGATAAAAGCGCCCACATCCACCCAAAAGGACACCGATAATATGAATCTCATAAGCGTGTACGCGCGAAAAGAACCCGCCGACGACGGCGCAAAAGGAAAATATGACGTGCAGGTATACCGGCTGAACGGCGAACCGTTCGGGCGCTTCCCATGGTTCTACAAAACCAAGCCGACGCGCCGGAATAAATACGTGACGTTAAACTGCTACAAATGGGGGCTGTTATGGTCTTAATCCGAACCATCCCAAGACATTTGGTAAATGTCACACAAGATTCGCTTGATTGCCCTGGTTTTGTCATCGTATGGGGTGTACACTATGTTAAGATTTACAAACAAATAAGATAAGGGAGGCACACATATGAAACTCTCACCAATCGCGAGCAACATGACGGAAATTGAAATCGGAAACAAAACAATACTATTCAGCTACAAAACGCCGGTCGCATTCCATGAAGCGGGCGTAGGCTACGCAAAGACAAACAAGCATTGGAGCGCCACAACGTCGCGACACATCAGCAAATGGTTGAAGTTAAACGGATACGACAAAGAGCGCGGCGACGGACTGCGCGAAGTGGAACAAACCGAACTTGACGCGATGGTGGGATAATATGGGACCGCAAGCAGAATTGAGAGACGACGGAACGCTTGATACGGTAATACAAGTTGCTGAGAAAACCTATCGATACAATTACGTACAGAGTGAATTTGTGGGCGAAACGACCGACGCCGAGGAAAATTACCAGAATTTCATCACGTGGGCTTTAACCGACGCCGAGGAGCAGTACGCAATCGAACGCGAGGAGGTAGAACTATGACATTTCTACAAAAGCAGCTTGCAAGACTCAAAGCAGCAGGGGAAGGCAACACGGTTAAAATGCCCGCCAAAGCGCCTAGCGCGCCCCACGTCAAGCGATATACGGTTTATGGTATCTTAGGTGGGCGCGAATACGCCGTGGGCTTTGGGCTTCACGTGATCGAGGCGGAAATGGTTATAGCGTCGGCCAGGCGTCGGTTGATTAAAAGCGGATTGATAGATGAGGACGGAAAGCGTTTATTTGAAATTACAAACTTTGAAATGCGCGAGGCAGCATAGTAGAGGTAGTTTAGACTGGAAATTCTCAGATTTACGATGTATACTTATGGGAACGGGAGGAAATTATGTTTCAAGCTATTGATGCGTTGGTTTCGTCTATGATGTGGGCTGTGATTGTGTTGGTGGGCATTTGGTTAATCGGTCAGATTGTTTTGCTTATGAGCAACGGGCGATGACATTCGACAAAGAAATGGACCGTTACCGCAAGCGTATAACGTCGCGGCGAAGCAAGCGCGGCGGGCGCGGACGGCGGCGGGCTGACAAAGTATCCTATCGTTGGCCGTGGGGAATTATCTTGATGTGGGTATGTTTGGCTGTAGGCGGAATTTTGGCGCTCAATGGATGCGCCTATAAAGCGAGGTTTATATGTTGAACTCACAAATCGAAGACTGGAAGAACGGTTTCAGTGTGTACGTGTATGATAATGGCGGCGGGTATCTTGTTCGAGAGGTAACGGAAACCAAAATAGACGCGCTTATCGCGGCGCGAAACGCGTTTGACGCCTTGATAGCGGAAGAGCGCCGGGCGATCTTAGACGCGGCGATGCGGTAACGGAGGATATATGCAACAAAATCAAACCGCTGTAGAATTGGCGAAGGAATACGAACAGCTTGCAATTGCGGCGACAAATGATTATTGCCGATTGAAGCGACATGAACCGGTTGGCGCGTTTCCGGCGCTTGCAAAGCAAATCGGTTTCTGTACGACGATGCACGTGCTATGGAAAGGCGTTGCGCGACGACTTGCAGAAGGACCGGAAATGTACGAGAGTAAAAACCCGTACGACGAATACGGGGTATGATACGCCTTAAGAAGCACGAAGCATTGCGGCGTTTTCAGGCGCTCAAAGAAGTGGGCGAAGACGGACCACCGAAAGACATTGTGAAAATGGCGATTATTGACACGCTGTTGGATTGTTTGGACGACGACTATCGAAGGGCGGTGGATGAAATTTCGTTCTAGAGGTGAATATGCTCATAAAAATAAGACACGCAAAAGACTTGAAGGATGATTACGGCGAATGTTCGTTTCCAACGCCGCATAAAGCAATCATCACTATATCAAAGAAGGGCAATGGATATTTGGCGGGCTATGCTTCGACGGTGTTGCACGAACTTTTGCACGTCTGGATTCGCATCCTCGCCAAGAAAGGATTCGAGGTGGACGACAAGACGGAACACGACTTCATTTACGCTGTAGAGAGAGACTTGCTGAAACAGTTTAAGAAAATTGTCGGAAGACTAGGGAGAAAAGCCAATGGAAAATAAACCACTAGAGAGAGGCGGCATTACTATCAGAGAAGTGAACAGCGAGGTTTTAATTTTCTTGGATAATAACCGGGCTACACGGCTCGACGCCATCCGCGAGGCGAGGAAAATTCTAGCCCGCGAAGAAATCAGAGAGGAGGCGCGAGTCACCAATGAAAAAAATAATGATCGCCGCGATGCTCGTCTGGACTACCAAGACGGACACAATGACGGCTTCAACCATGAGTTCTAGGACGTTCGAGAGTCAGTACATTGGCCGAGAGACGTTGACGGCATACCGCAGCGTTAGGGAACAAACGGACGACACGCCTTTTCATACGAGCACGGGCGCACATGTTAGAGCGGGCGGCGTGGCAGTGTCAAGAGACTTGTTGTGTTCCGATTGTAGGCGCTTGCATCGTCGCTGTATCTGCCCCGTCGGAACTGGCCAAGTGCATTATGGCGACTGGTTGTATATCGACGGTATGGGATACTTCGAGGTGAACGATGTGATGGGCGCGTACACGTCTCATAAGGCGCATGGCAAATGGGTGCGGACGGTTATCCACAATCAGATTGATGTGTGGGTGGGATCATTGGCCGAAGAAAAAGCGTTCGACAAGCGGCGTAGAGGGACAACGACGGATGTTTATAAAATCGAGGTGAAATAACATGACTAAAATTTACCAGAAAAGATATTGCGTAGACTGCGACGGCGAGCGCGGTGTGTACGTGATTCGCCACAAGAACCATGCGATGTACCATTGTCGGCAATGCAAGCAAGAAGTTGCGCGAGTGGGAGACGCACCAGGACTCGTGAAGCCGACGATGATCGCGGGCGGCATTGCAATCCGCGACCATGAGGCAATCGAAAGTGAATATCCCATAACCTCGGCGGCACAGGCCAATCCCGATATGCTTTCGGATGAACATGCCTTATGGAAGCCCAGAGATGAGGAGCATGAAGCCGTGAGGGAGGACGCCATGCGGACGTTGAAAGTTGCAATGGCGGGCCTCACCGCTCGCCAGAGACAGGTGTTAGAGGCGGTTCGGGTGCACAAAACTCAAACCAAAGCGGCCTTTAGTTTGGGGATCTCGCAACCTGTCGTCAAGAAAACGTTGGATTCGATCCAGAAAAAGTTGGTGGGGAAGGGTATAAAACCGCCAAATAGGGGATAGAATGAGAGACCACTATATGCCGAACGAAACTGAGGGAAAATATATGACGGGTGTAACCAGAAAATTACTCGCCTGGTGCGAGAACGATGATTGCGGAGAGCCGATTTACGAAGGCAGCAAGCACGTGGAACAAGTATCTGACGCGGGAAGCCGCTATTTCTATTGTGCAAATTGTGCGATTAAACCGGTGACGCCGGATTCTGTTGTGGAGGACAATTAAATGCCGCCATTTCTTATTCCACTGCTGTCGCCGTTGCTGAATAAGGTGCTTGATTTCATCCCCGATCCGGCGGCCAAAGCGAAGGCAGCCTTAGAGGCCGAACAGGGATTGCGGGATGCCGAAGCGAAGGCAATGGCTCTTATCAGTGAGCAGAATAGTAAGCAGGCCGATATCAACCTAGAGGAAGCGAAGAGCACGAACTTGTTCATCGCAGGGTGGCGCCCCTCGCTCGGTTGGGTTTGCTCAGCAGCATTCGCGTGGGTGTATGTTTTGCAGCCGGTGTTAACTTTCATCTTGACAGCGGCGCATCATCCTGTTACACTACCTGTGTTGGACTTTTCGGGTATGTCGCCGATACTGACCGGCATGTTGGGACTTGCGGGACTTCGGACGTACGAAAAGAAAACTGATTCAGAGGGGAATAGATAGTATGAGCGACGGGATTAATGGCGCAGAAATAAACACAGAGCGCGAGGCGTACCGGAGTAAAGTCAAAGGAAAAGTCGGGACCTGGTACCCGGTGTACAACGGATGGAATTTTATACCAGATAAAAAACGATCTACAAAAAAGAGGAGAAAATAATATGAGCAGAGAAATTCAAGGCAGCACAGCGACCGGGAGCTTCCCGCCGCTCGTAGGCATTCGGGAGAAGGGCCAATATGTGAAGGGTAAGGTTGTGGCGAAAGCAACGACCAATAACGGCAATCCGGCCATCACGCTCGAATTGATTGACCTGGACGGCAGCACGTCTATCTCGCCCAGCAAAGGCGTATACACCGAAGTGGAAGTTGCCGTGGGCGACGCGGTGCAGATCATCGGTTCGTCAAAGCAGCTCAAAGAAAAGCTCCCGCAGCTCGAGATCGGCGACATTGCCACGATCACGTCATTGGGTAAGAAAGCATTGACCGGCGGCAAGACGCTGGGACAATACAAAGTGGTGGTGGAATAATATGGGAATGAAAAAAGCCGAAACGGCTACGCTGGTTGCAGAGACGGTTCTGTCTGCCAAAACGGAAGCCCAAGCTGAAAGCGGAGCGACGGCGGCCATTGAACGCCTGAGCAAACCGAAGCTCACAGAGAAGACTACAAACCCGACGTACAAGCAGCGAGATCCGGACGCGACGGCGCGCCGTATTCTCGTACAAGGCTCTTATCAGCAAGCAACCGTGTCGCCCTCCCTAGCCGGTCTGCGATTTGACGACCTTGCGGGATTTCAAAAACACGTGGAAGAACATGCGCAATGGTTGATTGCCCGAGTGGAGGCGCAGTCGTGAAAGCGTATCCGACAGTCGCAACACAGCCGAATAGAAAGATTAGAAAGTCGCAACGCAGCACAGTGTTTGCAGAGAATAAAGCCGACACGAAGAAACGCCGTGCGGAACGTCGTGAAAGGAGAACAGCCAATGAACAGGTTTGATGGAGCAACTTACAGCCCGCAGTTTGACGATGTTCGCTTGACCAATCAGTTGGGGCGTGTTTATTCGTTCATGCGCGACGGCAACTGGCGCACGTTAAACGAGATTGCGCACAATACCGGCGATCCACAGGCCAGCATCTCCGCGCAACTACGCCATCTTCGTAAACAACGGTTTGGTTCTCATATCGTTGAAAAACGGAATCGTGGCGAACGTACCGTAGGTCTATATGAGTACCGCGTTCTGGCGACGGCACAATAATGGCCCGCGAGATTAAAGAACTACCGAAGAAAGTGGACGTGTCGCGCTCGTTCGATAACAAGCACGTCATCGAGTTCAACGAAGGATCGCATCGTTACAAGTTGGACGGCAAGCAAGCGTGTGGTGTTACGACGTTTATTAAGGGCGGCTATCCAACGAGTCAGGGATTGATCTCCTGGCAGAAGGGACAGGCACTCGAGTGCTTGTGGAGCGCCATTGTCAATCGCCCGGTGGCCCTAGAACTAAAGCCGGAATTGTTTAAGGTAGCAAAGGCGGCGGACCGAGTTACGTCGCAAGAGGCTGCAGACATCGGCTCGGTGATTCACGAGTTCTGTTTCTTATTTGAGACGGGCGGCGACAAAGACGGGCTGGCTAAAACAGTGGCGGCTCTTCCTGAAGAACCTCGCACGAAGATATACAACGGCATAGAGAAGTTCAAATCTTGGCGCTCGACCGTTGGGGACCGTTTGCATAGCGTTGAAGCGTTAGTGGCATCACCGACGCACTTGTTCTGCGGCAAGTTCGACAAGCTGGCGTATCGCGGTGGCAAGTTGATCTTGAGCGACTACAAGAGTTCAAAGTCGATCTATCTTGACATGTACATTCAGTTGGGGGCTTATGCAATCGCTATCGAAGAGTGGCTTGGTCTGCGAGTGGAAGGTTTGGAAATCTTACGCTTCGGGAAAGAAGACGGAGAGTTTGAAACTCTGCTGGTCGATAAACCCGAAGAAATCGCCGAGTTCAAAAGACAAGCAATCCGGTGCCGCGAGACCTACGAATTCAATAAGCTGAACAACGATCCGAGATGGAAGTATGAACCAAAATAGGGGACGACATGATGCTGCCAAATCAATTCAATGTTATGCCCGTTCGGGAAAAGAAACCTCTCATCTCTTGGAAGTATCTCACAGAGAAGGCGCAGAGCAGCGACGAGAAGGTGGCGATACTGGAACACGGTGCGCCTGGGAATATCGGCATCGTTACTGGGGAAGTCTCAAACTTGTTTGTCCTGGATATAGATGGGCCAGAAGGGGAGAAATCAATTGAAGGAAAGCACATCCCAAATAGTTGGACTGTTAAGACGCCGCATGGTAGACACGTATACTTCCGATGGGTATCTGAGCTTGAGAGCCGAACAACAACTAAAGCGGGAATTCTACCGGGCATTGATGTCCGAGGATTCGGCGGGTACGTCGTCTGGTACGGTTGGGAAACTGCCCCCCATTTGGCACCTCTGGCGTCTCCGCCTCAATGGTTGATTGATGCGCTCCCGAAAAAAGACGGACGAGAAATTGGCGGCGGGCCGCTCGCTACGCTTGGCGCAATTAAGCCTGGCAACCGCAATCAATCCTTCGCCAGTCTCGCGGGCGGCCTTAGAGCACGAGGATATTCTGTTGAAGAGATGTATGCGCTTCTGGAACCGAAAGCAAAGGAAATAGATTTTCCGCTTCAAGAGTTGCAGGCGGTATGCAACAGCATCGGACGCTACGTTCCCACCATGCCGCCTGTGTCGCATGGTGATATTTCGCAGGGAGAATCTATAGAGGATTTCTTGGTGGACGAGAAGCCGATTGAGTGGATTTGCAAACCGTTCATCGCCGAGCAAAGCATCGGGATTGTAGGCGGGTTGCCGGAGAGCCGGAAGAGTTGGATCTTGGTGGACTTGGCAATTGAATGTGCTCGTGGAGGCGGCTTATGGATGGGGAAGTTTCCAGTGAAGGGATGCAAGGTGCTACTGATCGACCAGGAGCGGAGCAAGGGAGAAGTGCAGCGCCGGTTCAAGGCGGTGCTTGCGGGAAAGGGACTCCATGCTTCGGACATCAAGGACTCGTTATTTGTCCGTTCTGGGACATCTACGAGAATAGATCAGCAATCCTCTTTCGATGCACTCCGAAAGGAAATGTCAGACATACGACCGTCATTAGTCCTGGTGGACTCTTTTGCAACGTTTCACACGAAGCAAGAGACGAACAGAATGGAGATCCAACAGGTGATGGAGCGCATCAAGCAGATACGCCACGAGTTTAACTGTGCGGTAGTTCTGATCCACCATGCAACGAAGATGTCGTACCAGAGTCAACGAGAAGGCGAGGCGCCGAGTTACTTGGACCTGGCGGGCAACGTGGCAATACCGGCGGCAGCGGAGATGTGTCTGGGGATCGTGAAGCATGATGATGAAGCGTCGTTTGTCCACCATACCAAATGCACTCAGGGAACAAAGATGGCACCGTTCTTGGTGAAGGTACGCGATCTCGCGCCAGACGGCAGCAAAATCGTAGTTGAGGCGTATTAGGAGAGAACTGTGAAACAGTTGATCTATGTGTCAGGACCAATGAGCGGATTGCCGAATAACAACATTCCGGCGTTCAACGCGGCGGCACGAACGCTCCGCAAGAAAGGATACAAGGTTGTCAACCCGGCGGAACTGGACGAAGGAGAACCTTGTAAGCTCTGGGAAGATTGTCTTCGTCGGGATATTCGGCACTTGACAAATTGCACGGATATCGCTACGCTGCCAGGGTGGACAAAGTCGCGCGGGGCTAATCTTGAGATTCATATAGGTAAAGCTCTGTCGTTCGCTGTACATCCGGTGGAGTACTATCTAAAGAGGAGAAAGAAATGAACTCGATTGCGTGGAGCGTGGCGGGACTTTGCTTTGTCCTAAGTGGTGCGATCACTGGCAACACACAGCACTTTATTGCGGGATTCTTGGCGTTAATCTTGGCGAAATTGGAGGAGAAAAAATGAATAAGGTCTTGCGAAAATCAGTTTATCGTGGCAAACTTGAGTCACAGCTCGCGAAGTACGAGCGGCGTATCCAGAAGATGGCGGAGAACGCCTACAAAATAAGACAGGTTTTAGAATCTATGTACATGGAGGAACAACGTGCCATACATCAACCAGGAATCGAAGCAAGCGTTGGAGCAGGGTCTACCGATGCAGGGACCGGGGGATCTGACGTATCTGATACAGCAACTATTGAAACAGTACTGGGTGAACAGCCCGCGCAATTACCGAGCGATAGCGGAGATCTTGGGGTCGTTGCAGGGAGCGCGGTTTGATTTTGAACAGCGCATTGTGAAAGACTACGAACGGATGAAGCTCGAACAGAATGGCGATGTCTGGTAAATGCTGGTGCGGCGGAGAAGAGGGCCGCCACATATTCGGCTGGGACCACAAAGACGAAATCAAAATAGCACCTCCCCCACCGGAGGATTTGAATCTACAGGAGCTAAACATGAACGGACAGGAGACAAAAGATGGCGGGAAAAAATTTGATGAAAAAAAACCGAGATGGGAGCTACTGCCTTACGATGCTATCAAAGGCGTTGCTGAAGTCCTTACTGACGGAGCACGAAAGTACGATGCGAGAAATTGGGAGCTTGGCATTGCTTACGGGCGAGTGTTCGGCGCTCTTCAGCGTCACTTGTCCGCCTGGTGGCAGGGTGAAAATAACGATCCAGAAAGTGGACGGTCGCACTTAGACCACGCGTTATGCGAGCTGATGTTTCTGTCGGCATATGACAAACGTGGGATGGGGAAAGGGTTCGACGACCGCCCGACGAGCCTCGCTCAAGCCGCACAGGCGTATATCGTTCCTCGGGATGCAAACGTAAACCTCGATAAACTTGGCAACGCGACCTTTACAAATATTCGACCTATCAAAGGATAAGATGAAACAACTGATCTACATCGACTTCGAGTCTGCGTATTCGTCCAAGGATTATACTCTTCGGAAGATGAGCATGATTGAGTATGTCCGCGATCCGCGTTTCAAAGCGTTCGGATTGGCGTATGCGGTCGGGGGCGGTCCGGTTACCTGGGTGCCAGGTTCGCAGATTCCGAATTTTTGTTCGCATATCGCGAAGGAATTCGGGTGGCCGGATGTAGCGGTTGTGGGCCACAACATTAAGTTCGATGCGGCGATTCTGCACGAAGTCTACGAGGTGGTGCCGGGGCAGTTTATTGATACCAAGGGGATGTCGAAGGCCGTGCTGGGTAAGTCGGTCAAAGCGCACAGTCTGGCCGATCTAGCGGAGCATTTCGGTCTTGCGTCGAAAGGCGTAATGAAGACGGACGGATTACGCGAACTGACAGCGGAGCAAGAACGCGAGCTGGCCGAGTATTGCGTCCATGACGTGGAGCTGTGCCGCGCCATCCGCAATCGGCTCACGAAAGACTTCCCAGAGGGCCAGTACGAGGCCATGCATCGCACTGTGAGCATGTTCGTGAGCCCGAAGTTGGAGCTGAATGTTCCGTTGCTGGAAAAGACCGCAAAAGAGGAGGCTCTACGACGTGCGAACATCTTCAAAGAAATCGGTATCGACAAAAAAGAGTTTGCGTCAAATGTCAAATTTCCAAAGCTACTTGAGAGCCATGGGTATCAAGTACCCACGAAGATATCGCCGAGGACCGGAAAGAACATACCTGCGTTGGCTTTGGGAGATCCTGAATTCTTAGAAATGGCGGAGGAAGGAAATGAACGACTTAAAACGTTATGTGAAGCTCGTATTGCGGCTAAAAGCACTTTGCTTGAAACTCGAAGCGCTAAACTCGCTGCTATTGGACGCACTGGCCGATGGCCTTTTGATGTGGAATTTTCTGGGGCTGACCAAACACACCGCTTCTCAGGTGGCAGTGGTGCTGGCGGGAATCCGCAAAATTTCACGCGAGATTCAGCACTCCGAGAAGCGGTTGAGGCGCCTCGGGGTTACAGTCTCGTCGTCGGAGACTTCTCAAACATCGAGTTGCGGATCGTTGCCTATTTGTCGAAAGATCCAGGGCTTATCCAGGCCATCGAAGCCGGTGTTGACCTCTACTGCGATTTCGCCTCTGTATTCTATGGTCGCAAAATCACGAAGGCGGATGCGAAAGAAAGGCGGTTTGGTAAATGCGCCATTCTAGGACTCGGGTATGGAATGGGTGCGACGAAGTTCGCCAAGACAGTGCGGCTTCAGACAGGTGAGACGCTGACGGAAGAACAAGCACGAAAGGCCATTGATCTGTACCGGACGCGCTACGGCGGCGTTCCGCGATTGTGGGAGAAGCTGGACGGCTCTATCGAAGCATTGGCCGGAGCGGTTAAGCCCGCGTATGAAAAATGGGACCTGCCCGTGACGATGGTTAAGGAAGCCGTCGTTCTTCCGTCCTTGCTGAAATTGCGGTATCCGAATCTCCGCCAAGTGAAAGAGGAACGGCGTGTCGAATGGGTGTACGACGTATACAAGAAAAAGAACCTGGAACAATCGAAGCTGTACGGCGGTAAGTTGTTGGAAAATATTTCACAAGCATTGGCGGGGGAATTATGCAAAGAGGCCATGTTAAAAA